CCCACTTATATAACCTAAGATGCCAAACTAATTTCTTGAAAGGCGTTGGGAGGTTAGTAGGCAAGGGGATGAACCAGGTGGAGCGAGCAACTGCACTTAAGCGCAAAATGCTCGCGTTCCATCGACCTGTTGTCATATCATTGGACATGAGTAGGTTCGACCAGCACGTGGCCTTGGAAGCGCTCGAAATTGAGCACGGGATATACCTCAAGAGCAATAGCGACCCATATTTCAAGTGGTTACTCAACCTCCAGCTCGTAAACATATGTAGATCCAAACTCGGGTTTAAGTACAAGACCAGAGGCAAGCGGATGTCCGGGGACATGAACACTGCCCTCGGTAATTGCATATTGATGCTCTCTATGATAATAGGGGCTATGGAAGGAGAAATAAAGGTCCCTTACGACCTACTTGATGATGGTGATGATTGCCTACTCCTTCTCGAAGAGGAGGATTTAGCCAGTGTGCTCCAGCAACTCCCCAATCTGGTTCTAGAGATGGGCCATGAGTTGAAGGTGGATAACATCGCTCGCCAAATGGAGGATGTTGAGTGGTGCCAAAGTAAACCCGTCTATGACGGTTTCAAGTGGAAGTTCGTTCGAGACCCTTTGAAGGTTATGTCCACTTGTTTGGTAGGCACCAGGTGGCTCGGCAAGCCCAAACATGTTCGTGAGGAATTCATGGCTGGTTTGGGATTGTGTGAAATGGCTCTGAATAGCGGCGTTCCGGTCTTGCAGGAATACGCACGCGCCTTGGTCCGGAACTCACAGGCCGCGAAACCAAGATTCGACACCAACTCGGGTGAGTGGTGGCGATACATTAGAGAGCTAAGGCACCGCGGGAGTGACGTGGTCACTATGGATTCCAGGATCAGCTTTATGAAAGCTTTTGGGATCTCCCTGGACGACCAAATTGCATATGAGCGTCGTCTGAGGGGCTGGTCCATAGAACTCCAAGCGACGACAGAGTCACTCGTCCATTACAATTCCTATACTTGGCAAAATGAGAGGTCGCACTTCCCCGAGTTCCAGGAGGGAAATGTCCCAACGAAATAGAAATAAAAATGCGCAAGCCCCGTTATCATCTTCGGTAACGCTGGCCCAAGTAACTACGAAGAAACAAAAACCCCGCAGGC